AAGGCCCCGCCCTTGCGCCACCGTGTCGAGGAACTGACGGTAATGGGCGTCGACGCTGGCCTGCAGGTCAGCACGCACGGCGTCGGACAAGGGTTCGAACGGGTTGCCGTCGACCTTGTGGCTCCCGGCGAAGATGAGCGTTGGCTTCACGCCCTGCGCGGCGAGTTCGCCCGAGCGGTCCGCGTGCAGCATGACGACGCCGATGGAGCCCAGGATCGAGGTTGGCGAGATGACGATCTCATTGGCAGCACTGGCGATGCCGTACGCCGCAGACGCCGCCATGTCATTGACAAAGGCGGTGACAGGCTTGGTCTGGCGAACCGAACGGATCAGGTCCGCCAGACCCGCCATGCCGGCGGCTTCGCCGCCGGACGAGGAGATGTCGAGCAGGACCGACCGTACCTCCGGGTCTTGCCCTGCCGCACGCAGCTGGGCTGCGATCCCCTCGTAGCTGGTGAGCCCCGACCGGCTGTCAAGCCATGCGCCGCGGTTCACCAGCGTATCGAGTACAGGAATGACCGCGACGCCGTCAACGGTGCGCATCATGGATGCAGAGCCGTCCGCACGGCGCGACGAGCCGGTGAAGCGGTTCGCCTCGGGTGTGTTGGCGGTTTCATCCAGTGAGAAGAGATCAGCATCAAGACCCATCCTCCCGCTGAGCGCCCCGAGAATGATCTGGGCCTTGGCCGGGTGGATGAGCAGCGGCGTGTTGAGCAGGCGGTCGCTGAGGCGGAGAAGCTGTCCGGGCATCACATGCCTCCCGCCCGCAGGCCGTAGCGGCGGCGCAGGCCCCCGGTCCGCCCGCAAAAGCTCTCAAGCCGTGACAGCTCAGCACGCAACGCGCCGAGATCGCTGCGTCCGTACTGGACTTTGCGTCGCACACCATTTCCGGCGTCGAACTCGATCAATTCCGGGCGTCTGCCCTCGAGCAGCGCGTAATAGGCTTCGCGGATCCGTGGCAGCACTGCGCACGGATCGGCATAGTCGGTAATGACGGTCATGGTTCTGAGCTCTCCCCGGAAGTGTTCCCGTCGGGGGTTTCATCTGAGGCCTCACCGGCTGGCGTACTGATGCCCTGGTATTGGTGATCCGGCAGGCCGTAGGTTTCGCGGAGCGCCTTTTCGCGGGCACGCTGGGCGTAGACGTCCTCGATGTCGTGGCCGAGGTCCTCGGCGATCGCCGCGTCCGTCATCACGCCGAGGCGGCACCAGATCTCGTGGGCCTTGGCCATCTTGAGATCATCCGCCTGCGGCTTGGGCGCTCCCCGCCAGATTGCGCGGGACGCGGCCGAGCGGTTGGCAAGAAAGCCGTCGAGGCCGCCAGGAAATGGAATGCCACCCCGCGCGATCTCCTCCTCGAGCCAGGCTTCGTAGATGGCCGAGCAGAAGGGCGCCAGAACATGGGCCCGGCGGTAGAGCGTGATCTGGAAGATCTCGCCGGACGCCATGCGGACGCTCGAATAGGTGGCGTTGGTATAATCCGCCGTGGCGCTCTCATAGGTGAGCCCCATGCAGCGGGCGAGTTCGCGCAGCAGGTGTGCGGCAAAGTCCCGGTAGTCCGAATGCGGGTGCTGGGCCCGGTGAAGCTCGAGCTTCTGGCCCGGAAACAGGTGCGCGATGCGGCCATTGATGCCGAGATTGATGGTGGCGTTGTCGTACCAGCCCGACTGTGCCTGAACGTAGGCGTCCCAGGGCGAGATGCCGCTGGCGGAAAGCCTGGCCTGTTCCTGAGGCGTCAACAGACCAGCAAGTACTTCCTCCGTCGGCTCGTCCGAGGTGATGGAGGCCGCGAACACCGTCTGCAGGATGGCCGCCGTGAGGGTCGCATCCGAAAGCTGGTCGAACTGGCGCGCGACCTGCAGCGCGGGCGTCAGCGGCGAGATGCCCCTGACCTGCCCGGGCATGCCGTCGAAGACGTGGATGACACGCGCGCGTCCGAGGGCATCGCGGGCGGCGACCTCGTATTCCTGCGTGTAACCGTTAAGCAGGTCCTTGCGGGTCGCCAGATAGGAAACGGGCAGCCCGTCAGGGTCCATGCGCACGCCCTGCACCATGCCGCGCAGATTGTCGTTGCGGCGAACGATGCGGTGGGAAGGCACAAGCCTCACTTTAGTTCCATATCGCCCGCCCGGACGTTCCCGCCATGGCAGTTCCGCCCAGATTTCTCCGGTTGCGAACCACGAGCGGAAGGCTGCGGCCTGCAGGAGGCCAAAAGACCGCCGGCCTTCGATGTCGCACTCGTAGGGCTTCTCCGCCCACAGGCTCCAGCGCTGCTCGACGGTCTGGGCCCAGTCTTCCGCCTCCGCATTGCTCATGCCGAACAGATCGTTCTCCGGCATGGCCTTGAGGCGAAGGCCGGTGCCAACCGTGTTGGCTGCGGCCTGATCGAGCGCGCCCGCCATCCAGCCCGAATTCTGGATCAGGTCGATGGTGCGCGCGGCGGCAAGGTCCCAGGAGGATCCGACATCATCGGCTGCCTCCCTGAGCGCCGGACGCCAGCCACCGAACACCACGCCACGATTCCCGCGCATGAAGCCGGCGCGGACGGCGGGAGGCATGACGGACCTCGGGCGCGACGGCGCGAACCAGTCCCGCATCCGATCCATCATGCCCATGGGCTCACCTGTTCAATCGTGACGACAGCCCTGCGAAGCGCGAGCGCAGGTCCGGCCGCGCGCCCCGTTCCGGAGCGTTGGGCGCAAGAATGTCTGACACTGTCCGCTCGGAGCTGTCCCGGCCGTCCGCCATTACGTCCTCCGTCTTCCCATGGCGCTCGACCCCTTCCGGGATGCGCTGGACATTCAGGGCGTAGCCGATGGCCGCGCACAGGGCTTCGCAGTTTCCGACGATCAGCGCTTTGCCATTACGCCTTGCGATCAGCGTCGTGTTCGGGACAGAGACGCAGTAGACCATTCCGTCGTACTGCTCCGTCTTGAACAGCGGGCTGTTGTCGCTCTTGCGCAGAATGGCAAAGGCGGTCCTGATTTCGGAAACGTGGTACTGCGTGACGGTATCGTGGACCTTCCCTCGCATCCGGCATGGTGGAACCTCTCTCGCAGAGACGTTCGCGCACACGCCGGTCTTGAAGAAAAGCTCCTGCATATCGTCCGCAAGAACCCTGCTGGTCGTGGCGTAGAACCTGCTCTTGCCTTGCACCCAACCGTCGCCGAGGATTGCGGCCTCAACGAACCGTTCGATGTGGCAAGCACGAGCCGCCTTGATTTCGGGCGGGACGCGCTTCGAATAGCAGGACGCAGCCTCTCCCGGCACGTAGCAGGCCCGCACCGCAGCATAAAGCTGACGCGACCTGATCGCGAACTGCCTGCCACCATGAAGGCCATGCTTCAGCCCCATGCGGCGCAGCAATGCGGCAATCCTGTCCGCCTTTGGGCCCGGGCTCTGCGTGATGACCACGCTGCGGGCCTCGCCTTTGGCTCTCGTGTGCCCGCCGGACACGTACCATCCGAGGAACTCGGCCCAATCGCCCATGTCAAAGGTCATGGCCGGCTGGGTGACGCAATTCCTCCTCTTGTCCTCGGGGAACGCGCGATAGTCCGCGCTTTGCCCGTCCCAGGACGCCGAACGCTTCAGACCGTGCCAGATCGTCAGGTCGCCAGCTTCGGTGATCCCGACTTGACCGGCGTACTTCTGCTTTGTCACCATGCGGTGGTTCGGGGTCACGAGCATGTCGACCGACTTGCCCTTGATCCGAACCATCTCGCCTTTGTGATGACGCGCGATGAGGCGCGTTGGCTTCTGGTACTCGATCAGATCGGTGTCGAGGTTGACCGTGGCGAACTCCATTTCCCGAGAAAGGCCATCAACGCGCGTCCAGCCATCCCTGGTCAGGAGTTCTGTTTCAGCGTCAAGGCAATCGAGGAAGTGGTTCGCCCGCGACCGCCTGACCCAGCGCGGCTTGCCCTCGACCACGAGGCGGGCCTCGGAGGTCAGCTGCTTGCAGTAGTCCTCGCTCACCTCATCGTGAACGAAGAAGGCACCCGGCGCCGTCATCGGAGTCCGGATCCGCGAAATCACCAGCGAC